TCTGCAGCCTGTGCTTCAGCCAATGCTTCACGACCAGCGACGATTGCGCGGTAGTTGTTGGTAAATGTTACAGTACCTGTGTCAGCAACTGATGTGATGTTAGATGCTGTCAATGAGTATGTAAATGTTGTTGTTGTAGGAACAGATGCAATGGTGTATGTACCATTGATACCTGTGTTAGTTGTAGCAGCAACTGTTACAATCTGGTTTACACCAAGACCGTGAGCAACTGCTGTTGTAACTGTTACAACGTTTGATGTCAATGCAACGTTAGTGATTGACACTGTAGGTGTGATACCTGTAGAGAGCTTGAATCCATTGAGAACACGAGGTGTCTCAACGATAAATGCGCCTTCGATAACTCCTACTGCGCCAGCAACGAACGGTGTACGCTCTACGTACTTTGTAAGTTCCTGGAATCCGCCTGTACCAGTTTCAGCACGAAGATCGGCTGACTGACGTGGGTGGAGGTATGCAGCATAGAGTTCGCCCATACGAGGCAAAGCCTTGTTTGTGCGTAGTGATACAACAGCGTTACGGATATCCGCAACTGTCATTGTGTCTGCTGCAAGAATTGCAGATGATGCAGTTGGAGTAGTTCCTGATGGACCATTTGAGTAGATTACGTTAGTTCCTGCTGAGAGGACCTGACCTACTACGTTGTCAATCGAATCTGCTGCGTTGTAAGCGATGATATCAGCAAGTGCTGAGTCTACATCGTTGAAAGAAGTTAGGTTTAGCTTCTTTGTTGTTGTAACTGCTGAACCGTATTCGTTCAGAGTTACTGTAACCTGTGATGGGTTACCGAGAGCAATGGAAGATACATCTGATGTTTCTGTCAATGTAGAAGTAGCTTGTGCTAAATCTGAATAGATTGAGAATACAACTGATGATCCTGGCATTGCCTGTTGCACTGGCTTGACGTCAGCGAGAGAACGCATAACTGGAATGGAGCGAAGCGCCATTCTGACATATTGGTCGTATGCGGCCTGTACTAGGTTGCTGATCGTCGAGCTAGATGTGGGGGTACCTGTTGGGATAGCCATTTGGGTCTAGCCTTTCGTTTAGGATTGGATTTTAGAGTCCAGACAATCTAATAACTTCATCCAACTCTTCACGACTATTTGCATTAAGAAGTTTTTGCATAATGTCTGCGTTGTGTTCTGGCGATGAGCCTGAATCTGCAGTATTAGTCATTCTCTTATACGCTGCCGCTTGTGCTGGATCTACATTAGGTGTTGCCTGGGTTTGGCTAGACTCAAAGCCGAATACATCGGCGTAGTCGTCTAACCATTTAGACAAAGACTCTTCAGTTGGGTCAATGTCCTGCGGAATAAATGAAGCAATTTTGCTATTTACCCCGCGAGTTGCGAGGACATCCTTAATTGCTCGTTCGCGTTGGCCTTTGCTGAGGTTATCAAACTGGGAGCGAAGCTCTTGCAGTTCTTTATCCTTTTGCTTTGCAGCCTTGCGTAGTTGCTTTACAAGGTCATTAGACTGCGGAGATTCCGTTGTGAAATCGTCGTCGTCATCCTCGTACTCGTAATTGGACATAGTCCATCTCCCTATCATTAGTTGATTGCGCTAGCCTCATACTCGAATGGGGATTCGGTATGGCTCTAACTCCTGGTATTATTATCGCTCCACTAGGCCAGTCGTTCTAGTGGCAGGTTTATTTAGTACGCGCCTGCGCGGTCCCTTGCTAGCGCTCCGCTAGTAATTCCAGTCTGACCACCAAAGGTAGCCTTCTCAAGTCCTGTAATCTTCTGACGCGCTTTACGTGCTTCTTCTGCGCCAGGAATATTAAATATTTCTTGCTCTGCTACTGATTGTGTATATGGGTTTTCTTGGTAGATTGCAGCGAGTTGTGAACCACGCTGTAGTCCAGCACCAATGGTTGAGTATCCTGCAGTAGCTGCAGCCTTATCAACACCGTACTTACCAAGTTCTTCAGCACGGGCAAGGTTTGCTGCAAGTCCAGACTGAAGCGCAGCTCCACCGATTTCAGCAGCAGTAACCTTACGCTTGATACCTTCAAGTCCTTGTGCTGGATCAAGTGTATAAGCCAAGATATCGCCGTTAGTAATATCAGGATAGAACTGCTTAAGTGCTGTAGTTACTTCTGGGTTAGCGTTAATAACACGCTTCTGTGCTGTAGAAATACGATCTTCTAACTCTGTAGCAGATACATCTCCAGCAATAAACTTCTCAAATCCTACTTGCTTGCCTGTCTTATCCTTTGTGTAATAGCTAGCAGGGAGTCCGTAGTTACGCATAATATTCTGGTACTGGTCTTCTAGTGCTACATACTCAGCTGGGCTAAGGGCTGAAAGACCTGCAGAAATGCGGGCTTCGTTAGCCTTGAAGCGGTCTTTGTAGGCATCAGTACCACGAAGGCGTAATCCAAACTCTGATGTTGGGGTGTCATTAACAAGTAAATCTCTTATATCTGTTACTAGGCTACCTAATCCATATTGTTCAAATTCCATACGAAGAATATTGTAAGCACTAAGACGCTCAGCAGTCTTTTCCTCTTGGCTCATTTTATTAAGCACATCGGATGTATAACTCTTGATAAGGTCTTGCACTTCTGATGAAGTAAGGCCAGATTTTGTAACAATCTTATCTTCTGTGGTTTTATCCTTAGTAATTTTATCTTCCGTAACAATATCTTCTACAGTCTCTAATTTAGGAGCCACATAGTTAGGAGATGATGGGATGCGAGCACGTAAACGTGCATCAGATTCTTCAATATTTGCATTTTGCTGAGCAATAGATTCTGCTTTAACAGCTGCTGCAGTAGTATCTGTTTGACCAGAAATAGTCATTGGAGTTGCAAAAGGTTTTGCCTTTGGTGTAGCCATCATTTACCCCATAAATCCAAAGTCTCGGAGGACGGTAGTAGCAACAGATGCTGCTTGCTCACGAGCCTTATTTGTATACTGCCAACGATCATCTTTACGTAGTTGTCTCTCAAAGTCATAAATTGACTTAGTGCCAACCTTTCCATCAGGAAGGGTATATGCCATAGCACTACGAATCTGTGGATCAAACAAGTCAATAGCAGTATCTGGTATTTCTAAGATATCGCTCATTGACTGGATATAAGGGCTAGCAAGAGTCTTAAGGTCAAGACCTGCTTTAATCTTATCTGCAAGAGATGGAAATGCTGATGCTGCACTTTCACGAATTGTATTGTAGATAGTGTTCTCATCTACTTGTCCAGCAACAATCTTATTAGCATAGGACAAGGCATCATTATCTGATAACTTAATTCCGTTATCATAAGCAAGTTTCTTGACTGCTACAAAATATTTACCAGAAGGACCTTCTGGAATAGCAAGTTTGTTAATCTCCTGCTTGCCAGTAGCAAGTTGTGCTTTAATTGTATTTTCAAGGAATATTGAAGGATCTTCATTGTCTGCAGTAAGATACTGAGTATCTGTTAATACACCATTTTTGTAGGTTTCTTTAACTACGCTCTTTGAAGCACCAGACTTTGACTTATACCTAGCTTGAAGTTGAGGTACATAAGTTGTAAGTTCTGTCTGTGAAGCATCTCTGCCATAGTACTTTTGAAATACTTTATTAATTGTATCTTTTAGGGTACTATCAGCAGGAATGTTATTACTTGTATAGTTGCGTGTGAAAGTGCCAGACTTTGGTGGTTTTTTTGCAGGAGTATCTTTTGCTGTTTTTGCTGCAGCAGCGCGTGCTGCATCTGCAGTAGCCTGATCCATAAGACCGGCTTTTACGAGAGCATCATAAAAGTCCATTACTTATCTCCCTTCGGAGTTAATTGTTTATCTATCACTAAGTCTTGTGATAAGAACCGATCATAGACATAGGCAAAACCTAATTTATCATCTTTTTTTAACTTGTTAACAACGCCATCGAATATAATCTTAAGGTCTGCATTTGACTTTGCTTCTATAGACCTTGCTTCTCTATTAAGAAGTTCTTTGGCAAGAAGTTTTCTAAATTCAAGATACTTATCAATAGATTTCCACGTTGTATTGTTACGATTATTCTTAACAAACTCTGGATCATCAAGAATTTTACCTAGTCCAGCAATAATTCGATTTGTTTTAGAACCATCTGAATCTAAGTAATCGTCATACCAAGCGGTACGTTCATATTCTCCAGTCTTTTTATTAAAAACTGGTTTTCCTTCAGCATCTGTCTGAACTGCAAGTTTGTTAATAAAAGCACTTTTGATAATTGCTAAATCTTGTGCGCCAGTTTGCTGAATAGATGTAAGGCCACGATTGGCAAGTTCTGTATCTAAAAGGTCTGCAAATTTATTGTATTGAATCCATCCCTTTTCAGCATCCGTTTTCCTTTGTGCTTCTGCTGGACTTTGAGATGAAAGGAATCTATCGGGTGCATCTGCAGACACACGCTTCTTGTAAAGATAATCATATGCAGACTGAGAGAACTCATATCCAGATGGATTGTTAACAATTAATCCAACTAACTTAGGATCAATATTAACTACCTCATTGATAAGTTTTCCGTACTTTTCAATATTTTTAGTTGCTGCTATTGATGACTGCACACCAGTAGGGTTCTTTGAAAGACTTGACGAAAACGAAAAGAACTCTGGAAAGTCATCTAAAAATTTAGAGTCTGCATTAATTCCATAGATTCTTTTATATTCACGAGATTTATCAAGGTAGAATTTATATGGAGTATTAAAACGTGGAGCAAATGGCATAATAAGGTTTGCTGCTGTACGCATATTCCAATATTCTTTTGTCATTTTAAGTACTTTATCTGGAGATACAGGATTACGACCATTACGCTTAGCACGCTGTTGCTCTGTATTCCAAATCAACTGATATGTTTTAGCAAATTGAGGATCGTCTTGTCCTCTAAAACGAGTTTCTAATCTTTGAACCCACGCTGGCAAAAATCCAGATTTAGCATCTTCTGGATATCCATATGGAAATAGCCATTTAAGTGATTCTCTAACACCTGGTTGATTCTTAGTAAGTTCAGCAACAGGAACAGCTACATATGGACCGGTGGGGAAGATATCACTAAAGACATTTGGGTTTCCCTTGTTATATAAAGCATCCATACCACCTTGGAAGATAATATCTAGTGATGCTTTAGGAATACCCATTTCAGTTAATGACTGCAATCCTGGTATTCTTGTAATTCCTTTTGGAAGTGAAATCCAAATAATATCGTTTCCTGAAGTTTGACCAGCAGGAACTTCATTCCCATCCTGATCTGTGACAAGTCCAGCTTTATTCGGTGCTTGCCATACTTGATAACCACGATTTACAATAGCAGGATTTGCAACAGCAAACTTCATCCAAGTTTTGTATGAGTTTTCTTGTGCAGAAAAGAATGGGTTAATATACTTCATAGCCATAGCAAGATTTGTTTTACGTTCTATGTTAAATAGCACGCCCTTCATTTCACGAAGTGCAGACTTATGTGCCATAGACATAATCTTTTGTTGGTCTTCAAAGGAGACTCTATCTCCTTTAAGACCTGCAACAATATCTAATCTACGGCGTGCTTCTTGGCGATAAAAGTATACATATAATGGGTTACGTGCAAGTGTATCTTCTGGCATAGTCGCAAGTAACTTAAATGCTCCATTGATAATCTTTTTAATTTTATTATCAGATGCGTTAAAGAATGTTTCTTCAAGTAAATGACCGTGAATAATAGGCAAATCGGTGGGGTCTTTGAAGGTAGTTCTTAAGTCATCTGGTGTAATGTCATCAAGTTTACTGCGAAGGTTTGATGATACTGGCAAATAGGTATCAAAGAAGTTGCTGATTCTAGTAACATATTCAACTGATTCATCTGATGGTATTGAAAGACGTCGGCGTAAATCACGACCTTCTGGTGAGGACTTTAACCATTGAGCAATGTCATCAATGGTTTCACCTCGAACAATTTTCTTAACTACGGCAGAGTTTCCAAATTGTTGACGAAGGGTTTGTGCCCATTGGTCAAAGTAAGCTGGATCCGTAGGACGAATAGCTTGAATGCCTTTTGATGCTAGGTTGCGTGTATACATATCAGTATTGCTATCAACCATACGTTCAAACGAGTTCCCAGATGAGGCAATCTTACGGAACATATCTCCTAGAGGGCCGCCAAATGCGTCATCAAGAATGTATGTCTCTCCATCAGAAGTAGTAACTTTATATGAACCTGTACCAATACGGTCTTTAGGCTGTGCTTTTTTAGACTTACTTAGAGCATCAGCATAATGGTTATATATATCTAACTTTTCTTCTTGAAGCAACTTAAGAGTATTAACTTCACCCATTAAATCTATATCATTTGGGTCAAGAGATAGTCTTGCCTCTGCTGCACCAATTTTAGCTTTTAATTCTTGAAGTTCATTAATAACTTTTATGCTTGCAGCTTGAACTTGAGGAAGTTTTAATTTTCCATCAATAGGTGTATATCTATCAATAAGACGAGACGGAGCACGCACTGTATTATTAACAATATTTTTAATACCAGGACCAAGATGGCGAAGAGATGCCATAGCACCAACAGATGCTGCAATACGAAGTTGTGAATCAATAGCATTACGTTGCGTATATCCTAAACGAAGCAATGCTCCAGCCTTAAACGCATCTTGAAGAACATCTGCATAATGAAAAGTAAGGTCTTTGCCTTTTCCAACAAAAGCGCCAATAGTTCCTGCATTGCGTTTTAACAATCTATCCATTAAATCAAAATCCATTAATGGTAAGAAATCAGCACTTTGTGATTCAAGTTGTGGAACCTTGATAATTGAACCATCAATATCAACCATAAAACCACGATCTTGAATTGATTTAAGAGCAGATGTACGAGCACCTTTATATCCGTTATAGATAATATTCATTTTATCTTGATCTATCCCGTGCTTTGCGCCAAGTGCTCGCATTGCTGTTTCTTCAAGGTTTTGAGTTGCTATAAATCGTTCTTCTGGAGTTCGTGCCGCAATATAACTATTAAGCAAACCGCGACTTTGTTCAGGGTTTAGATTAATACGTTTTTCAAGTCTTGAAATTGTGGCAACAACTTCTCTATATGAATCTGGGTCATTGAAATCTACAAGTCCTGACGGACGTTCACCGGCTGCCCAAGAAATCTTTTGATATAGACGATGGAATGGAGTTGGTTGGTATACTTCTACCTTTGCAGCTCCTACTGTTTGGTCATAAAATTTAATTGCACGAGCTTGTGCTACAAAATTTTCTGCTTGCTGTAATCCCTTGCCGGTTGTACGTGTAAGGCTACCACCGCCTTCTCCAATTTGCATTAACTTAGCAAAGTATTTATCTGATTCCGCAAGAGAAGCATAGTTATTTTGTGCTTCTTTAATAATAGCAGGGTTCTCATTGAGGAATGGAATCATTCCGCTTTCATCTGGTGCAGCAAATAATTTGTATTCATCTACTGCAGACAAATCACCACGAGCAGTATCTAAAGCATCTGTGATGTAAGCACGTTGTAATCTAAGTTCATCCATTGCTGCAGGATCACCGAGTGCGGAACGCAAAATAAGTGCTGTTTCATCACGATCTACAGAATCACCCAGCAGATGTGCTAATAGTCCTGGTTGTGAGGATGATTTAACCATTGGATGGCTAAGAGCATACACAGAATCATTCTTAGTAAAGTCATCAATAACCTTAGTAAAACGATTATTAACTCCATATTGAGCCTTGGTAATATCTTCTGCTGCTTTTGCTACCACATTAGCATTGGTTAACTTGCCGACACCTAGTTCGCTAGCCTTTGCAACCTTGAGTACTTTTCCAACACCAAGGGATACGTCACCAAAGAACTGAATACCTAGGTCAAATCCACCAGATGCTACCTTGCCCCAAGCACTTTTCTTGAAAGCTGCATCACGTTGGGCTGGATCATAGATATTAAACTTTGGATCATAGACAGAACGTAAATCTCCTACGACTGCTTGACCAAACGAAATTTCTTGTGCGCCCTTATAGGCTTTTTTCCATACATTAGGGTCAAAGTAACCAAGTTCTGCAATAAGAGGACCTTCGCCAGTAACACTTCTTTTATTGATTTCACCAACCGCTAAAGCAAATGTTGTAGCAGGTTCACGAATATACTCTTGGTTAATATAGTTAATGCGCTCAAGTGCTGGCTGTACACCAGGTACTTTAGCGACAGCTCCAGCAGCAGATGCCAAAGGTTTAATTATATTTTTGCCTTCTTTTTCTGCGGCAGTTTTGAATGGTTGAATAAAACCATTATATTCATCAGCATCATTCCAAGGGGCAGAAAAAATATCCCAAGCAAAACGTGCTGTGCCGCCAACGCCGCCTGCAAGTTCGCCACCAAATTTAGCAGTATTCTTTGCTACTGTTGTGGCTACATCACCAATTCTGTTCCATACGCTCATAGATTATCAAATAACTGCCTAATAGCTGCACGTGTCTCTGGTGATGTATTTGGCTGATCTGAAATAAAGTTTAATACTGGCTTATATGATTGTATTGCTGCACGAAAATTTGTGTCGTCATTTGCTTGAGGCATCATAAGCGCTTCAGAACCTGCACCTGGCCCCATATCAATACCTTCTTGAATAGGTGTATCTGGGCGTTGTGTTGGAGCATAGAGTGGTGTAATTGCTGCTTGACGCACTGCAGATGCAGGTGTGCCTTTTACGTTACCGGTCTTAGCAAGTGGAGCGCCTGCCTTAATAGCGGCTGTCTCTACACCTTCTCCGTATGCAGTTGAACCCATATCAAGGTTATCTGTACGTACTGAGTATTTTCCAGGACCTGATACGCCTGCCAATGGATTCATTGGTGCTGTTGTCATCGGTCCTCCTCTAAAGTCTCTAAGTCTTGCGCCATCTTCTCCCACGCCTGATTAGTTTCAGTCTTGTGGTTAGCGTGATAAACGCTTAGTTCATATAATGATTCAAAAAATCCTGATGCAACCTGCGATAAGTTATACGCAGTCTCTGCAAGTACTACTACAAAATCAGAAGGGCGTACAGGACGACGAACTTTATTATTATCCATCGTCCCGTACACCTTCCACTAAATTTGTTAACCCTTTTTAGTCTTCTTACCTGGACGGCCTTTTGCCATCATTCCGAAAAATACCTTGCCACCTGCTGGCTTAGAGGTATCCATCTTGCCTTCCTTCGGCGCTGACATCGGCGCCTTAGCGCGTGATCCTTTATTCATATTTACACCTCCCTCGCTTAAGCTGCGCCGGAAATACCGGCTAGTAGTTGAGCTATATCTGGACGTTGACCAGCAGCAGGGGCCATTCCACCTTGTTCTTGTGGAGGTTGCGCTGAGGCTGTGGTGGGGGCCGCACCTGCCGCTGGAATCTGTTGCTCCATACCTGGTGCCATAGGTGGCATCTCTGGGGTTGGTGCTGGTTCTGGTGTAAATGCTTTTTCAATAATGTTCTCTAAGGCTTGTCCCTTTTGGCGACCTTGGATAACAGATGCGATACGGCTGATAATCTGTGAAGGGTCTTGGCCTTGCGCTGCAAGTGCCGGAATAGCCTGTGCATACTGAGCAACAGCAACGCGCAAAGAATCGCGCATCTCTTCAATGTCAACACGTTGTTCCTCTTGTGTAACGTTAAGGTCCATTGGAATCTCACGACGTACATAGTCACGTGAGACGAGTTTATCTGAACGCATTTGTAGCAAAGCAATGATGGCACGGTTAGGATCCATACCAGACATAATGCCGTAACGGACATCTACGCCGTATTCACCCTTAATATCGCGTGATGGGATGTACTTGAGTACATATGGTGTTCCATCGTCGGTTCCCTTAATAGTCTTAGGGATACCGCCAAATACTTTCTCATCTGCTTCAAAGCAAAGAGCTGCAAGTTCTGTAAATAGTCGAGCAAACTGCGCCTGTGCTGCCTTAATCTGCGTATCAAAACCAGCCTGAAGTGCTTGCACACCACGACCAGTAACTACTGATGCGTCAATGTTACCTGAACGAGACTCTGGGTAACGAGCACCCATACGAAGTTCACGCTCAAGAACACCAGACTCTGTAAAGACTCCAGCAGGTAGTTCTAGTGGTACGCGACGAATGCCTTGTGGATTAGCAGAACGCATAATTGCGTCTGGACCGAGTGCAAGTTCCTGTACATCCTGTGGGATAGCAATAGGTGCTTGGATAGATTTCTCAGCGGCCTGAATCTGCAAGATAGCAAAGCGAGCACGAGCGAGTTGTACAGAAAGTACATCATCAAACTGACCGCGTGCTTCTCCGTCTAGGGATGAACGCATTACGGTACGTGCCATACACTTACCAAGAATGTTAGGTGTTGACGATAGGACTAGGTTCTTACGCTCTGGTAAGTAAAGTAGGTCCTGATCCTTGTCGTGGTAACGCACCATTGATACATACGGTGAAGATAGTTGGTACTGACTGCGACCTAGAATCTGGTCGTAGAACTCTGGGTATTGCGCGGCAAGGGACTCTGCATCTGTAACGATAACCTGAGTAACAGATAGGGTTCTGCCGTATCTGTCTAGCTCTGGGTATACACCAAATGGGTTAAGCATACGAATACGTGGGTTGTTATCGTCATAATCCATCTCAACCATACCGACACACATACCGTAGGTGTTATACCAATCGGCTGCGGTGTACATCTGAAGCTGTAGGTCAGAGTTTGAAACATAGAAGTTTGCAATACGGGTACGAGTATCTGCAGCCTTACGAGCCGTATCAGACACCATATTGGTTGCTGAGCAGTTAAAGGATGGCAGTGGTGCCATCGCTTCTGCTAGGTCACGGGCTGCTACGTCAATAAAGTTGGCAACGAGAGGCTTAGGATAGTCTTCGGAGAACATAGACGGAAATACCTTTGAGATATCTCCTTGACGTACCGAAAGCACGTCGCGCATACGCTGGTCGCGGGATGCTGACCGTTGGCGTAGCCGCGATAGTTTCGCGTCAACTTCTTTGACTGATAACAATGTTATCTCCTAAATTACTCTGATTTTGTTTTGCTCAGCGAATGCTTCTTCAAGATTGATAACTGTTCGCTTGCCTATCTCGTGGCGAGACAGAAATGGATTCTTCATATGGTGGATTGCATACTGACCGTAGTTAAGCATCTCACGTGCTCGGATCTCACAGAACCAGAGAGCCATCACCATATCGGTCTTACCCTTAGTTGTTGGAGTCCAGGTAATTAACTGCTCTATCAGAGCCTTGATGTTCTCGGTCTGATCTGATGGAAGGTGTATCAAGTTATCTCGATGGTGCTTACCATCAAACTGCTTAGTACCAAAGAGAGTAGCCATAGATGCCACACCGAAACCGGCATCCCATTTATTAGAGCCAGTATGGTGTTCCTTAAATGCAACGCCTCGTGAGGCTAGGTGCATACGGATGCCTTCGTCCTGCGTTAAGAAAGACTGGAAGGCGTTCTTTTCGATGATCCACTCTGAGGGTGAGTAGAGCGCTGTCCAATCAAAAATAAGATTGCGGATATCAGCTGGAGACGGACGGCTAATTTTAATAGCATCTACTATGTACCTCTTGCTCGTTGAACGGTCAATGGCGTAGCAGATAGCGGCAGTATCGCCAATCATCGCAGGGTCAAGGCCGCAGATATAGGTAAAGCCATTTAAGTCTCGAGGATGTCCTGGGTGGCCTGCAACTAGGTTGCCAGCCTTACGCATTCCATCAATGGAGCCTTTTACACATACAGGGTCAAAGGCAGCGTTTTCGGATACGTCCTGTTGCTGGTAGACCAAAGCCCACGTACTAGCATCCATCGCTTGACGTTCGTTGTACAGGTTACGACCAGACCAACGAGGGTATAGACCGTCCTCGTTCTTATCAGATTCTTCTTGTCCATCAAAGGGCGCGTCCGATGCGGGCCATAAGGTAACCCACTTGTCGGGGTCTTCGTCTGCTTCAAGAAGTGCCGGCATTGCCAGATACTTCCAAGGGACAAGTCCACCTGGGTATCTATCTTCAGAGCGTAGCTCCTTGTATAAATCCACAGAGGCTACACGTGTACCGATAACTACAAGTTTACCAGTAGGGTTAAGACGGGATCTTACGTCTTGGGTTAACCAGCGAATTTGCTTCTCAAACTCATTAGCGTTCTTTAAGGTCACCGCGTCATCTACAATAATCATATCGGCACGCTTGCCGTAAATCTGACCGCCGATACCGACGGCTTCAATGTTCGGATCCTTTTCAGATGACTCACGGAGTTCATCACCAAAGGTGACGCGGGTGGCCTGCCACGAAGCAGACTTAGAATTAAAGCCGACACCGGCGGCATAGGCCGTCTGTAGCTCTTGGTACATAGGGTGGGTAAGACGCTGCTTGATAGCGTATAGAAAGTCTGCAGCTAACTGCTGTGTCTGTGAGACTATCAGTACTCGAAAGTTAGGATTCCTACATACCTGCCACGTTACATAGTCAACGGTAATCGTAATTGACTTG